TTCTTACATTTATTGTAATATTATTGTGGTTAGACCTTATTACTTTGGCGTTAAATGGTATAGTAGAATGGGTAGACAAGCTATATGTTTTTCTTTATAATGTAATAGGCTAGTTATAGGTTGTTTATAGTTTATAGTTTATAGGATATAGTTTATAGGTAAGTAGTAGGTTAGTTGAATTTTACGTGTCCCGATGGTCTAATGGATATGACTGCGGATTCCGGTTCCGCCGATGGGGGTTCGATTCCCCCTTGGGATACCAACTTTTGTTACACAAAGTTTTATTTCTGCTTCTGTGTCAGATATAGTAACAGAATCAACGAATGTACCAATAACCTTTTTAAGTGCATGCTCAGTATTGGGTTGTATTTTCATTTCAATTAGAACATTTTTGATTAAGTCTTCAGATGGCACTTGTTCAGATTCTATTTTTAGCTTACTTTTGGCAACATTCAGTTTTTCTTGTTGTTTTTCTAGTGTAAGCAACTTCTCTTTCATATACGGTTTATATCCAATTTCAGCAGCTACATTCAAAATATTGTCTATAGCTTCTTTATTTTTTCTTAATTCGTTCTCAACAATATAAATCCTGTTATTACTTCCTTTCGCTTTACTCATCGCATATTTATGAGTTAACCTTGCTGCATTATCAATATTTTCAAGAAGGTATTTATTTATATCATCTAAAACCATTTTTTCAATAGTATCTTTTCTGATTTTTTTTGAGTCACATTGTTTTGTCCTATGTTTCTTATTGCAAACATAGTAAGAGTATTCATTTCCAGATGAATTTTTAGTTGTATGTCCTATCATTGCTGAACCACATTTTTCACAAAAAATTTTTCCGCTTAGAGCATAATTATGTTTTGAAGCTTTGCCAATATTCTTTCTCTTATCCATAATTTCCTGTACCTGCTCCCATGTTTCTATATCTATTATTTGAGGTATTCCCCCAGGTATTTTTATAGTATTATCATTGTCAGGGGCTAAATGTCTGTTATGCTTTGCTAATAAGTCTTTTTGAAGCTTATTGTAAATATAGATACCTGTATATCTTTCATTTCTAAGTATATCATACAAGCTATTTTTCCCAAAGCAATTATTTCTTTTAGTCTTAAATCCATTGACATTCAGATAGTCAATAATTTCTCCATAGGAAACTCCATCTACGAACATTTTAAATATGTTCTTTACAGCATCAGCTTCTTTTTCATTGATAGTATATTTCTTTGTAACAGGGTCAATGCAATAACCAAAAAGAGGCACTCCACCATTATGTTTGCACTTTAAAGCATTTTCTGTTAGTCCCTTCATTGTTTCTCTTGCTAGATTTCTGCTATAGTACTCTGCCATTGCTTCAATGACAGACTCAAGAATAATGCTCTCAGGACTATTATCTATATTTTCTAGCACAGAATGGACCGCAACCCCATTTTTTTTAAGCTCATGTTTATAAATAACTGAATCATACTTATTTCTAGAAAATCTATCTAATTTATGTACAATAACAGCATCAAATATTTTTTTAGAACTGTCCTCTATCATCTGTTGAAATTCAGGTCTTTTATCTGATGTTCCAGACAACCCTCTATCAGCATAAATTTTAATTAAATTTATACCTTTTCTTTGTGCATATTCATTTATTGCTCTTATTTGTGCGTCAATGCTTTCTTCACGTTGATTATCGGAAGAAAAACGACAATATGCTACTGCTTTCACTATACTCACCCCGATTTTTTTAACTATTTATTAAAAATAGTGCTAATATTTTTACACATTGATTTAATGACTTCCTTTTGCTCATCAGTTAACAACATATATTCTAAAATGATTTTTTTGTCAACTTCATCTAAACCAAACTCTTTCGCAACTTCTGCGAGTACATCAGTATCTATTCTATTAAATATATCACCTTCACCAGTACGAAGCCATATTTCATTAATATTAAAAGTGGAGCATAGTAGTTTTATTATTGGTTCTGTAAGTTGACGATTGCCAGATTCTAATCTTGAAACAGCAGCACCAGTAATACCTAACTTTTCACCAAATTTTTCTTGACTCAAACTATTAATTTTTCTAATTTGTATAACTCTTTCGTTCAATTTAGTCCCACCTTTCAAAAAAATTATATAAAAAAAACTTACCAAAGTCAAGAAAAATATATTGACATTATTACCTAAGTCAAATATAATATTACCATAGTCAGAAAACAAGGGGTGAAAATCATGGCAAATAAAGTTATTGAAATTAAAGATATCGCAAAACAAATAAACTTACTCACGCCAGAGCAAAGAAATATTATTGGGATAGCCGTTAAAGCATTCACTATGGAAAATGCGATTAAAAAAGGAGCGTGATTATTTTGATAACGATTAAACACAATCTTACTACTGGAAAGATTATCGATGTTGAAATAGAGCAAGAAACAAATAAGTCAGATGTAGATTTTAGTGATAGGCAGACGGAGGCATTATGGGAATTTGTTCAAGCTAGTTTAAGTTCTCAAAATTTATCTAATAAAGCCATTACCTCCTTTTAATATATATTTTACTCATGCCTCGGCGGTGGCATTGTAACCGCCCCAGTGCCACAGGCACACGCATACTCCAACCTTATATATGTATTTGTACTAGGAGCAGTATTAGGGGAATTGCTCCTAGTACATACCTCTTATTAACAAGGGGTGAATTTGTTAATAAGTCGGTTATTAACTGACTCTATTATATATAATCTAATAATATTTTTCAACGAATGATTATGGCGAAAGGAGGTGTAATATATGTATCGTGAATGCAGAATAAACGCTGGGTTAACGCAAGAAAATGCCGCCAATAAAATTAATATAAGTCAAAGAGCCTTGCAGCATTACGAAAATGGCGAAACAATTCCACCTGCAGGTGTAGTTCTAGCAATGTCAAAAGTATACAAGCAACCGTATATGACTCAGCATTATTGTCGTGAACATTGTGACATTGGTAGAGCATATAGCTATGTAGTTCTTAACAATGTTAATCTTAGTCCTCAAAACATAATGTTGAAGTTAATATCAGAATTTAGGGAGGCTGAATTGGTATTAAGTCAGATGGTAGCACTTACTGTCAACAAAGAAACAAGTGACGATTTCACAGATAATGAAATGGCAGAATTCAAAAGTTATTTACATGAATTTCTTGATGTTGAACATACAGTTGAGACACTCAAAATATCACTTAACAGGTATATTAATGTTGATGAAATGATTAGGGAACACAACCAAAAATGCATTGATAGAAATTATTGTGTAAAAAAGAAAAAAACCGAGAAATTTTCCCAGTCATTTAATAAGTAACTTAGTTTAATATAACACATATTATTGTTTTTGTCAACGAATACATTCTTCGTTTTTAAAAAGTGGAAATAGTCTTATAATATAAATGCATTAACAAATATTGAAAGTTGGGCGATGAATGACTTTGGGGAGTCTGGAGCCTTAAATAAGAGTCGGTTGCTGATATCTGGGGGGAGTCAGCAACCGACTTGAATATAAAAAATAAGGAGCTGAGAATTATGGATTTTGTTATACAGGTATTAATACCAATTTGCTTTTTTGTTGCTGTTGTATCAATGGTTAAGGTTCTATGGTCAGCAAATGATGTGCGGTATTTTGAGACAAATGGTATTGAGATACGAGCTAGGCGAAGATAGTACAAATATCATAGGAGGCAAATATGAATAAGGTAATATTAATTGGACGTCTAACGAAGAATCCCGAAATGCGACATACAGCAGGTAATAATATCCCTGTTTGTAGGTTCAATTTGGCGGTTCAAAAGCGAACGAAATCGGAACATCCCGAGGCGGATTTTTTTCAGATTATTGCTTGGAGAAGTACAGCAGAATTTTGTCAGAAGTATTTTGTTAAGGGTCTGCGTGTCTGTGTAGAAGGTATTTTGCAAAATAGACAATGGGATGACAACGGAACAAAAAGGGTTATTACTGAAATAATTGCAAAAGAAGTGCATTTTGCTGATGGCAAAAAGAGCGATATGCCTGCATCAGTAAGCCAAAGCGATACGGACGATGGCTTCGTTGCATTAGAATATGATGACGATTTGCCATTTTGAAGGAATATTAACAATAACTAACATTTGCTATGATGTAACACATCAGTGAAGAGGAGAGATATATATGGCAGAAGGATATATTTCAGTTTTTAGGCAGGTTACCGAGCATGAGTTATGGCAAGACAAGCCATTTAGCAAGGGACACGCATGGGTTGATTTATTATTATTGGCTTTTTTCAAAGAGAAAAAAATGATGATAGGTAATAATGACGTAATAATTAAGAGGGGACAGTTGCTAACCACATTTAGATTTTTAGAGGATAGATGGGGTTGGAGTAATACAAAAGTTAATAATTTTCTGGCTTATCTAGTAATGCAAAAAATGATAAGCAAAGAAAATATTAATAAAAAGACACTTATAACCATTGAAAATTATGAGGATTACCAAACAACGAGCGACAAAAAAGCGACAATAAAACGACATGAAAACGACAATAAGAATAATGTTAATAATATATATAATAATATATGCGATTTTTGGAATGAGCAAAAAATCGTGGTTCATCGAACGCTTAGTCAGAAAATGATTAAGCAGCTAGAAAAAAGGCTAGCTGAATACACTCCAGAGATAATCAAACAGGCAATATCAAACTATTCAACTGCTCTAAAGGACGAAAATTATGAGCTTTGCGATTATGCTTGGTCGCTTGAAGAATTTCTATCAAGGGAAAAGGGTATGCCTGCATTTGTTGATGAAGGTTGGAAGTGGCTTAATTACAAAAACGCAACTAAAGGCAGGACAAAAAATAATCAAGCAGTAAAAAGACCCGATTCAAACATTGTCTATGCACCAGATGCTTTTGCTAGAAATTATTAGGGGGAGGTAAATTATGGAGTTGTTAAATAGGATTCCACCGTATAGTGCAGATGCGGAACAAAGTGTAATTGGTTCCTTGATTATTGAAAATGACTGTTACGATGAAATATCTCAAATATTAAGCGAAAATGATTTTTATGTTGAAAATCATAAATTGATATATAAAGCAATTGCAAGTATACATAATAGTGGAGATAAATGCGATCTAGTTATTCTTAATAATAAACTTAAAGAGTCTGGGACATTAGATAAAATTGGTGGGGTTCAGTATTTATCTGGGCTAGGGGCAAATGTGCCTACAACATCAAATATTAGATATTATGCAAATATAGTAAGAGATAAGTCGATATTAAGAGAAACTATTGCTACAACTCAAGAAATCCTAAACAAGTGCTATGAAGAAAATGAGGGTAAAAAGGTATTAGCTGAGGCTG